CTTTACGCACCCAATTCTGTACGCGCTGGTGCCACAGACAGTATAAGGAGGCGGCGAAATGGGCATAGGCACTTTATTGATTACTATGGGGATACCGTCGGCGGTAACGGCCTTTTGCTTTTGGCTGGTGGAACGCAGGATGAATCAACGCGATGCCGTAGAGAAGGAGGCCAGGGAGAAGCGGCAAAGAGACGTTGATAGAAAAGAGGAAAACCGGGAAAAGTTGCAGCTTACGGTGATCCAGAGTGTTAATGCATCTATAGCATTGGCCGAAGCAACAGCACGGGCGGTGCAACGCATCCCGGACGCACATTGTAACGGCGACATGCATGCTGCCCTGGAGTATGCGTCCAAGGTAAAGCATGAACAGAAGGAATTTTTGACCAAGCAGGGAATCAATAACCTGTATGAAGATTAGGGAGGAACAGAAATGTTTAAAAACAATGTATTTAATAAGAACACAGACACGATCAAATGGGTAAAAAAAGCCGGAATCCGTGCGGTGAAGACATTTTGCCAGACGGCAGCATCATTTATCACGGTTGGAGCTGCGATTAATGAAGTTAACTGGAAATATATCGTATCAGTAGCGGCAGTAGCCGCGGTATACTCGGTGGTTACATCGGTAGCCGGATTGCCAGAAGTTGAAGGCGAGGAGGAAGACGATGACAAAAATCAGTAAAAAAGGAATCAACCTAATCAAAGAATTTGAGGGTTGCCAGTTGAAAGCCTACAAAGATGAGGTGGGCGTTTGGACAATCGGCTATGGAATAACCAACGCGGACAAGTCTATCACCGGAACAACCGTAAAGAAAGGCTTGACCATAACCAAGACGAAAGCGGAGGAATGGCTGGAGGCGGCTCTAAACAAAAAGTATGTCCCGCTGGTTGCAAAATATGACAGCAAATATCACTGGAATCAAAACGAGCTGGATGCCCTCGCGTCTTTTGCATACAATATTGGCAGCATCGACAAGTTAACGGCCGATGGAACCAGAACCCGCGCACAGATCGCGAAAAAGATGCTAGAATATAATAAAGCCGGTGGGAAAATATACGCCGGACTAACCCGCCGCAGGAAGGCAGAAAGGGCATTGTTTTTGACAGCCTGCGAAGCGTCTGGGTATCCCGGCACCTTCCCGGCGCTTCCACCGCGATGGTATTATCAGATCGGTGATGGATATAAGACGTTGACCGATTACAAGACGCAGATCAAGCGTGTCCAGAAGCTGCTCAACTGGGCGATATCTTCCGGGCTCGAAGAGGATGGAGAGTACGGGGCGAAGACGGCGGCGGCAGTGGAGGCGCTCCAGGAGAAATACGGCCTGTCTGTCAACGGTAAGTTCGGAAAGCTATCTTTGGGAAAATGTAAGAAGATCAAGAAATAAAAATGTGGCCAGAGGGAATGTTTTCTCCTCTGGCCGTTGTTGTAATTACATATAACATTTATGTTCTGACTCTTCCGAACATAAATGATGTATGTAATTTTTCGCAAAATAAAAGTTATATTTTTAAATGTACATCCAACTCTGTCTTTGGATTGCTCCAAGTTCCCCCGACCTTTAAGGAATCGGCGGCGTATCCATATTTTTCGCAGTTCTTTTTTGATATTCTGACCGGCCTTTCTCGAGTGCAGATCACGCGATCAATCACTTTTTTTAGATATGCATTTTTGTATTCTGCGGATAAGTCAGGGTCGCCAAAAGCGGTAAGGGCGTCCCTAAATTGCAATAATTTTTCCTCATAATCGACAGGATCAGGGGCGGATGCGTATGCTTTTTTCAATGCTTCCTTTGTCTCTTCTTTCTCTTTTTGCAAGTTGGCGTTTAATTTCTCAAAGATTTTTTCTGGCATTTCACCAGAGGAATACATGTCCCACTGCTTCAATTCTTTTTCTTCCAAATCGACCGCTTTTTGCTCCAGGTTCCGTATCATTTTTTGGTGCAGCCTTTCATTGTCGGCGTCATTATTCTTTATTTTTATTTCAAAATTTGCTATCGTGTCTTGCAAGATTGATCTTATCTGTATCACAATATCATCGTATCTCACGGATCCGTATCCGCAAAAGCTCTGGTCGGTGCACAAAAGGCGCGGGGCGCATCGCTCTTTTCCGTCTTTTCGCTTATATTTTCGCAATGTCATCGCATGGCCGCACTTGCAGTATATCAACCCTGCAAGCGGATTGGACAATGATTCTCCACATTTTACACGGGCATTTCTCCCTTTCTTTTCTTGAGCTGCATTAAATAACTCCTCAGATATTATCGCCGCATGTTTTCCGTCATAAACCATATAGTCATCATATCTAGGCCTTGTCTTTCGGACTTCCTGATCTTCCACCACGCTCTTTGTTTTTCTCCAATTCCATCGAACTTTTCCGATATAATGGACGTTGGTCAGCATGTCTCGGATAGAGCTGTAAGACCAACGCTCTCCGCGCGGAGCGGGGATGTGCAGACTGTTTAAATAATTCCCGATTAAGCACACGCCCATGTTTTGATTGACATACATATCAAATATCATCCGCACAACGTCCGCCTGTTCTTTGTTCTCCACAAGTGTAGGACATTTTTTCTTGTTGACAACCACCCACGCCCGGTTGTATCCGTATGGAGGTTTGGAACCGATGAAATTTCCCTCGCGTACAGACTCCACGCGCCCTCTTTCCTGTATCTTTTTAAAATACTCCAGATACTCATTCCCCCGTTTTAACTCTCGCTCGAAGAAATCCCGGTCGTAGTCGTCCGAAAGGTCGTAAGCCTTCTGTGGAGTGATTACGGCAGTATTTGTGTACCTAAGCAGCTTTATCAACCGCCCCGCATCCTCCAGATCGCCACGGGAAAGCCTCTGGACGTCCACGACGATTACCGCCCTGATCCTCGGGGATTCGATCGCTCTTAACAGCCTGAGCATTTCCGGCCGGCCGTCTATGGTTTCAGACGATGCCACTTCCCTGTAAATCTGTTCCTCCGGCACAGCACCGCCGAGATTCTTTTCGGCATACTCTTGTAAGATGCGTTCGTGTTTTTGAAGCACTTCCTCCACCGCGAAAGCGGGATCGTCAGAACGGGATTTCCTCAAATAGCATAGCACTTCGGTGTTTTTATATACTTTTTGTTCTCTGTACATGACAATGCTCCTTTCTGATGTATCGTAAATCCGATTATAGCATAAAACATTATATCGTGGAATAAAAAAAGACAGGATATGTCACCTGTCTTTTTGCGCATTACCGCACGGATTATTTAACCTTTACCTTGCATGAAGCGGTTGCCCCGGATTTCATTTTTAAAGTAATGACAACAGTTCCCTTTTTCTTCGCTATTATTTTTCCCTTGGAATTTACCGTCGCTATCTTTTTGTTGCTGGAAGACCATTTGGAAATTTTATCCCCATATGTGATAGATTTTGTCTTTAATGTGTAAGAAGACTTTTTCTTTATGGAGACAGATTTCTTGTTAAGTGTCACTTTAGCTTTCAGTTTCGGGAAATAGGATGTCTGCTCGTATCCGCAATTATAGCAATCCCTCTCTTTTATTCCCCTTGAAATGGCGGTGGCTCCTTTGATCGAATACCATTTTGAAAAATCGTGAGCGTTTTTATCGACGGGGATTGCTTTGTCTTCCTGTTCATCGCACCTTGTACAATACCTAAATAGTGTACCTTCGTTCAGGCAATCGGCGCTTTCGTAAACAATCCAGCCACTCCAATCGTGTGATCCGTAAGCGGGAACGGCTCTGCTTTCTATATCGTAGCACACCGTACATTGTCTCTCTTCTTCGCCTTTCGTAAAACAGTTCGGCTTTTCGCAGATTTCCCAATCATCCCATTCGTGCACACCTGTCGCCGGAAAAACATCGCCGTCGTATTCATCGCAAACGGTGCAGCGCCTGTATCTATATCCGTCATTAACACACGTTGCGTCGTAATCTACTATCCAGTCACTCCATGTGTGTTCTTCGGTTGCAGGAAGGGTGATTTCTTCGCTTTTGTAGCATTCGTAGCAATATCTGTATTTATAACCGCTTTTGCCGCAGGTGGCTTCCTCTATCTCCCAATCGCTCCAGTTATGCTCACATTCTCTTGCGTTTCCGATTACCGGGAAACACAGAAAAACTGTGGCGATCATTAATAATTTAAAAGCTCTCTTTCTCATGCATTTGTCCCCTTCCTGATAAATCCGTTGAATATATGCAAAAAGCCGACTCCCGTTTATAAGAGCCGGCTTTTTCTTTTCATTCTTCTATATCCATATAAGCGGCGGTAACTGCCGGAATCGTTATACTCTCACCCAAAACGCTTGTATATGTTTCCTCCCCGGATGCTTCGCCGTATAATGTAACGATGTCTTCCTCTAAAAAATCCTCTTCTTTGTCTGATTCGTAATATACATATATATTGTCGTCCCAGATGTCGTATTCGTCCTTTGTGACAGATATCATATATTCCGATTCTCCGGAGTCATTATCATAAACGACCTGTTGTATCTCCCCGGTAAACTTGACTTTCGTCCCTTCGTACTTTTCTGCCGATCTAGCCAAATCTTTGTATTTTACACTTTCACAAGCAGCCTTATAATCATCTTCTGACATATTAGACGCATCGTCGCTCAATTTGTAAGAATTTCCTGTGCCTAATATGAGAATGGCTGCGATAATCACGATAATTATCAATATTATCCATTTGAGTTTCCCACCTTTTTGCTTCTTCCTACATTGAGGGCAAACCTTCGCGTCGTAAGGGATTTCGCTTTTGCAGTGTTTACATATTTTTGTTTCGGGCTTCTCTTTCTTCTTCATAAAATTCTTCCCCCTTCATAATCAATGCTTATTTTGCCATTTTTCCCGGTTGCCAAACAAACCAAGAGTATGATAAAATATTAACATCGTATATACGATATAATTATACCATAAAAACCCGTTTTACAACACAAAAATTGAGGATTTTGGCATGAAAACTTTTGAAAATGTATGGATTCCTTATTGGAAGACGCGTTTCCGACTGCAAGATCCCCGTGGGGAGGTTACGAAACAGAACATTTGTTCTTAAAAAGTATTGATTTCGGATAACCGAAGTAGTACAATGTTGATAATGACGAACATATGTTTTGTAACTGGGGAGGGTTTGCGATGG